GCGGTGGTCGATGTCATCAACACTTCATTGCCGCATTGCTGGCAGATTCCACGATCACGATTGATGATGCGTTGCCTTATCTTGCGCCATCGATGGGTACTTCCGTTCTCTGTTAAAGCACTCATCAGTAATAGTTCCTTTGCTGATGAAATGACCAGGCTTTGCACATTGAACCATATCGCGCAAGATAAGACAACGCATCATCAATAGAGATCGTGGGATATGCCAAATGTGGAAATGAAGGTGACAGCGTTGATCACATCATTCCTCGTATGCAAGGTGGCACAGATGATGACGATAACTTGCAACTATTGTGTGGCTGCCTGTAGCTAGTGGCTTTGGTTTATCGCATGAATCGCAATAATCCCAGTCCTTGATGATTTGCACATATCCCATCAGATACGCTCCTTCCACTTGCCATCGCTACCTAGCACCATCCACTGCGGTGGGCATTGCTGGGCTTTGGTCTTTTCGGTGCAGAAGTATGCGCCCCAGGCCTTGCCATTCTTTTCGCCTGATTTCCAAATCATGTGGCCATGCTTACAGATAGGCGCTTCAGCTTGTAGCTCACCGCCCAGTTCATCCTTGATTTGCTCCACAGCTGTTTTGACTGTGGTGAAGCCATCTTCCCAAATTGGTTTAGCCCAGGGATCATCCTCGACAAATGCCTTTGGCATCGTCTCGACCTGCTCCATGTTTTCGCGGCTAGGCTTTTCTTCACTGCCTAGCACCACGCTGGCGCATCGACCGATTGCGCTGCTTACTGTGTCCTCGACATACCAGCGCTTCATTTGTGGATTGTAAGCACCCACCATGCCATGTGCGTAGTCGATAGCCGCTGGCTCTTTGTCCTCGTAATGGCGATAAATGCGGCACTCGATAAGAATGAAGCCCTTTTCAGGATTCCAGTCGATGATCGATGTGTGGATTTTGTTGGTCGGATAGGTCGCGTGCAGTCTCTGAACCTTCTGATTGACTGTCTCGTAATTGTCCAGGAATCCCATTACTGCACCGCCTTGCGAGCTGCGATTTTGCCTCGAATAAATCCTTCGCGCTTGCCTTCTTTAAGGCCTGCGGTATAGCCGAATGTGAAGCCGATTGCGACCCCTATAAGTAGCCACATGGCCACTTCACCTATTGAATACATTTTTGCTCCCGTTCAGGGGGCTACTGTGCTTCGCTCCCTGCCTTAACTGTGGGGCATGGGTGCGGGATGGTCAAGAATCCTGCGTGTTTTTGGGCGTGTCGTTTGGCTTTTCGTGCGGTTTATCCTTTAGGCCATTGGATGCCAGCACTGAACCCAGTGCGCCTGTGAGGAATACTGTGAGCGTGGTCAAAAGCTCGATAAACGCACGATCATTGGGCGCTTGAGCGCCGATGGGCTGGGTGACAAAGATAAGCGCGTACAGCATCCCCAGCACCGACATGGCAAATACCAAAGCCAGGCATACGCCGATGAATACGATTAGGCGAGCCTTGAGCTGCTCATTTGTCAGTCTGCGGTGTGACCTGTCCTTCAAGTTCATCTCCGTATATGTCTTGAGTGCAGACTCCCGTACTTAAACACTCGGGTGGATTACATTCAGGCTTTTGCCAGTTCTCGAATTCCTGGCAGGGATACCTCACCCATCCGTCATATCTGCCGCAACTAGACAGCCCTATCGAAAGCGATAACCATAGAGCTATCCAGCGCGACTTTCGGATCACTTCCCCTTGATACCGAAACCTTTGTCATTTGGATTGAGCCAACGCACGATGACAGGCAGCACAGCTGCAAGCCCTGCACTAGCGATGGCCTTTGGGTCAGTAACCCCAGCCATATAGACGGCAACTGATGCCGCTAGGAATGAGCGTGCCCATGATGCGGCCATTGCTTTGATGTTTGTCATTTCTTTGCACCCTTCTTGAGTAGCTTCTTTTTTGGTGCAGCTTCAGGTACTACCACCGCAGGATATTCACCCTTGAATGGCACATATTTAGGCCGACCAAATCCCACGATCTCCTTGCCGATGGTGCGCTGCTTAATCATCACCATGCCGCCATTGCGTTGATCACCAGTTCCCGATGTGTTGCCTTCGATGCAGGTGATGACCTTGCCATCGATTGCTGCCACGATGCCCACATGGCTAATGCGATCGACCCCATCATGCGGGAAGTCCATAAACGCATAATCGCCTAGCTGTGGCACTTCATGCCAGCGGCCTAAATCCTTAAACTTGTGTGCGCCTGTAGCTGTGCTCACTACCGATGGTGCTTTGACTCCAGCTTGTGCCAGTACCCAGTTGCAGAATGAACCGCACCAGGGCAAGCCGTTGGCCTTTGTAAATTCTCCATACTTGGTCAGATTGTCCGGCACTTCGACATAGCCAACCTCACCCAAAGCAATTGCAATTGCCTGGGGTGCTGTGCTTTTAGGATATTGAGACATGGTGATCCTCATTATCACAAATCCATTGACAATTAGATTCGTTTAAAATTGCTTCTTCGTGACATTTTGGTGCGATAAAAGCATCAAGCGCTTCATCATAGTAATGACCAATGCTCGCATAATTCAAGCGTATATTGCCATTATATGAAGTCCTTTTGCATATTTGATTTCTAAAATTTCCATACCAAATTTCTGGGTCTTGGCCTTCAATTAATTCGGTTTCATCGATGCCAACGATTACTTCTGTGACAATGTTATTTTCATCTAAAAATGCGTAATGTGCCATTATGACCAACTCACATTTCCTGTGCCAGCGGTAATCGTTGTAACTTTATTGCCGCCATTTGTAATGGTTGAACCTGTTAAACCTGCTCCGATTGTAATCGTTTTTGTATTTGGGTAACTCAAAATTAGCGCGCCGCCCGAACCATTGCCGCCTGTTTCACCGCCGCCAAAATATGATGATAATGATCCAGCACCACCGCCGCCTGAACCTCTATTTGCAGTTCCGTTACCGCCTGGGCGTGTAGTTTGATTTCCACCTGCGCCGCCAACACCTGAACCGCCTGTGCCACCTGTAGTGATATTTGTTCCGCCACCACCGCCGCCGCCAGCATAAGCCAACGATGTGCCTGTCAATGTTTCTGTGTAACCAGTACCGCCATTACCACCAGCTGAACCACTTGCACTGCCAGCTGAACCTTTACCGCCACCGCCACCGCCTGTATAGCTTGGCCCATATTGACCAGCACCACCATCATTACCTTGACCTGATGTACCACTACCTACTGAACCAGTACCACCAGCGCCGCCGCCTGAGCCACCATTACCAGCTGCGCTTATTTGTTGATAACTACCATAACCGCCGCCAGTCACGCTTATTGTTGAAAATGCACCATTAGAACCGACTGAACCATTTGCACCACCTGCCGCACCGCCTGAACCACCTGCGCCGATTGTGACAGAATAATTTGTCGAATCTGTTGCCAAAATAGAACCTGTTTTGAGACCACCTGCACCACCGCCGCCAGTACCTGCGCCGTCACGATTATTGCCAGCACCACCACCACCGCCAGCTACTAATACATAATCAACTGTAATTCCTCGTGGATAATTCTGCGATGCAGTAATACCGATAATTGGAGACATTACGCAAGATCACCCAAGACTGTGAATGTGTTAGAAGCTGTACAAATTATGGTGGCGGCTGAATATTGTGCGCGCAACTTTGGCGCTGATGCACTTGCACCTGTTGATGTGATTGTTACTCCTGCACCTTGTGCAAATGTAACTTGACCCGCGCCGATTTGTTGAATGTGGATTTGATTACCAGCTGCAAATACTGATGGTGGCACTGTCAATGTAATTGCTGAAGCATTTGATAAAGTAACTAATTTGCCAAGATCAGCGGCCACCAGCGTGTAGGTTGTGCCAGTCTGTGCATTAAATGAAAGTGTGGTGTCATCCTGTTCAGTCCAGGTAAAGTCCATGTCTGTATTTGATGCTTTTGATAGCACCTGGCCAGTTGTGCCGCCTTTAAGATCGACCATCGATGTATCAACGCCGCCCAAAGCTGTGCGAATTGCGGCCGCGCCATCTTTAACTAGATCGGTGTCCGAAGGAACTGTCCACCCAAAATTTGTCGTTGTCGTTGCCATATATGCTCCTTATGCCACGATAATGGCTTGATTCCACTCAAGTGTATTATTTAATGTGTTCCATGTCTCTGCGACACTTACATCATCCCACTGCATTGATTGCAAGCTGAAAGCTGTAGGTGACACATTTAAGGTGATGTCTAGGCGGTTATATCCAGCCCTAAAAGTCCAACCCTCGACAAATCCCTCAAATCTGCCATCGACCATATTCGCTGGCAAATCAGTGATGTCCACAGCCATGCCCATAAACACATTCAGAAGCGAGTCGCGGTCGCTGTCATCGAGTTCAGCATTGCCCAGGGTAAAGGTAATCGACTCAAATACATCTTGCGGATAGGCGCGGATTCCTAGATAAAATTCTGCCTGGGCTTCTGCATCATAATCATTTTCCAGTGATGTGCTGATGTTTTCGGCCTGCGATCCATATTGGTCGATTGAGGCTTGGTCTAGGGCAGACTCTTGCTGGCCGTTTTTATAGGTGATCGTCACGCTATTGCGCAAATCGCCCAGGCGGCGAATAGTGCGAATCCCACGCGATAGGGCATGGTTGCCACTTAGCATCGTGTAGCCATTGTCTGCCAGGTAAGTGCTGCGGTGGGTTGAGTCTGCATAGCCGATGCGGCCTTGTGCATCCTCGAATAAGTAGCCCAGGCCTGAAGTGGCCAAAGCTGCGACAAGCGAATACATATCGGTGGTGGAGCTTGAACGCGCTGCCAGCTCATAATTGCCAGGGCGGTCAATATCGCCCAGGCCTGAATTTTCTGCATTTGCCCAGGTAGTTGCAGGATCATAGGTTGCCCAGGTCAGAGCCGCTGGCACTTCTGCCCAGGTGCTAAATAGGGCAGCGCTTAGAATCGTGTAAATCTGATCGCCGTCAAAGTCCTTTGACAGCACGCCCTCGGTCAGCGTTTTAGTTAATTTGGCCAGTGATCCTAAAGCTGTGATTCGGATTGATTCATTGATGCCGCCTGTGCCAGTTGATATGACTTCAACCTGTGAATCAGTAACACTGCCGCCAAAGATATTGACATATGTGCCTGTGGAATCTTTGACCTGGATTGATAGCCCATCATTGACATCGATGGTGATGGGGGTCAAATCTAGGTTGATGATTTCGATGCTGGCATATCCAGCGCGGGGCTGGCTGTAAATATCAGTGCGGCCTGAAACCACTGTCAAAGTGGACAGCGTGACATTTGTGTAATCCACGCCGTTGATTTGTAATTGCCATTCGGGTGTCCACTGGGTCATAGCTTGTACGCCTGCGCCCCTAGACCACCGCGATAATATGAAGTGTTGATGACATCGACTACCGCACGCGCTACGCCTTCAGGATCACCAGCCACGCCGATGTTCACATTGTTGGTCACATAGCTTGCAGGAGCGCCACCCAGGGTTGCAGTAGGTGTAAAGGTTTCAGGGCGGTATCCCGCAGGTGCGCCGCCGATTGTCACTGTTGGCACAAGAGCCTGGCTTGATGCCGCAACTGATGCCCCTGCTCTTGCAGCTGAAGCCGCTCCACTAGCTGCGCCCGATACTGATGGCATCGCCATTGATGGAGCGGATGGGATAGAAGGCGCTGATACTGATGCGCTGGAAATCGATGGGGTGTTGAGTGTTGGCTTGCTAATTGTTGGAATGTTAGGCAATAGCGGCACTGCGTTATAAGCGCGGATAAGCGCATTGATTCCATCGATTGCGCCGCCGATAAGGAAGTTGATGGCTTTGATGACTCCAGCGATGACATCGATGACACCACCGGCAACCTTGCCAACGACCTGCAGCGCACCGCCTAATACTGTGCCGATGACTGGCGCAAGGTACTGGGCGATGTAACCGCCGAATTCCTTGAAGGCCGATAAATTGTCACCGATTGAATTCTTGATGCTATTGAAGGCGCTCACTAGGCCATTCCACACTGGAATGAAAATGCTTGAGATTACCTTTGAGACATAGGTGATGTACCAGCCCAGGCCGCTCTTATCGTCAAAGCCTTTGTTCAGTGTTTCTAAAACTGGCGTAGCAACCTGATTGATGAACTTCATCAGCTTTTCCAGGATAGGCAAAAGCGCAAAGCCGATAGTCTCTTTGGCTTCATCAAAAGCAATTTGCATACGAGCGATTCGGCCTGCATAGGTGTCAGCATTTGCCGCAGCTGCGCCGCCAAATAAATCTGTAAGTCTGCCCTGGACATCAGTAAATGACATGGTTTTAAGTTCGGCAGCTGATAGACCGATGCCTAATCTGCCCAGTGCTGTGGTGTTGCCGTCATAGGCTTTGCCCAGGCTATTGGCTACGGCTTCTAGTGGCTTGCCTGTAGCTGTAGATACATCCATTGCGATCTTGAGCAAATCCTGGGCTTTTTTGACATCGCCTGTCGATAGCGCAAGGCGCTGCAAGGCTGGGCGCAACTCATCATCTGCCACACCAGTGGCCAAAGATTGCTGCAAGATAAACTGTTCAGTGGCGGCGATTGCGCCCTCTGTAGCCCCTGTGGCGTTCTTTAGGGCCAGGGCTAACTGTGTCTGTGCCTTCTCATCTTCGATGGCGGCTTTGACCCCATCCACGCCGATTTTGACAGCGTAAGCGCCAGCGGCCGCAGCGGCAGCTACTAGGGCAGCGCCGACTACCTTGCCAGCCTTTGTGACCTTATCGCCAAAAGTCTCGACATCAGCTGTCGCGGCTTTGAGCGATTTGTTGAGGTTATCGACATCGCCCAGGATGGATAATTTGAGCGTTCTACTTCCTGCCATTAATCGAACCTCTTAACTATCTCGGAGAATCCTTCTTCCCACTTCTTCACGATGTCAGGCTGAATACTGCGCAGAGTTGGATAAATCCACCATCCACGCGAACCGCGACCCTCACGACCACTCCATACTGGGAACTGCTTATACTTATTCGAGCCAAATTCTGCCCCGCCCCAAAGGTCACGAGTGGTTGCACCACCGCTGAATTTTTGCGCCGCGAATCCGTATGAGATTTCGCCCAGCTTGGATGATTTAGATACTTTTGAGCCGTCAGCGATTCGAGTCGATACCTTTGGGATGGATCGCGCGTTGCGTGCTGCACTCTTAACCTTATCCGATACAAATTCGGCAAGGGCGTTTGATTTGCTTTTGGCTTGGTTAAGCGCTTCTTCATCCATCGCCTTAAAGGATCGAGCGATGGCACGCAGTTCAGCCTTGTCATAGCTGATTCCCTCACTTGCCATCGGCTCGCCTCTCTAATATCTCCAGCGCTGTCATTACATCTTCAGCACTTGTAAATTCGCTAGTCGGTAATCCTGTCGCGATTGCCAAATCCCAAAGGGTTCGGCTTAGGCTTCCGACTGGGTAACTTTTGGGTCAGAGTTACCGACCTCGACATTTGCGACTGTTTCAGTCCAGACATCGATTGGCTTCACAGGCTTACCAGCTGCCTCGCGCTTCATAGCGTGATACGCCAGGAATATAAGATCGGATAGCCCTATCTTTTCCTGCGCTTGGCTGATGATGTTGCCTGTGCTCTTTTCCCACTTCACCCATTCAGGTGGGGCTGCCACAAATGTGGCAACCTCGCCCGAATTGAATTCAATTGTTATTGGTAGTTTCATTTTTGCTCCCGTTCTTAGTTTTAGCTAAATGTCTCGGTTGGTGTTCCCACGACTGTGAATGACAAGTCCACTGTCTGCGCATCAGGTGCAGTACCGCCCACTGCTGGGAATACTGGCATCACATTGAACGCAAAGACCGCGCCCGATACAGCTGTCAGCGATACCGCCAAAGTAGTATTGGGTGCAGTTTCGCACGCAGTCCAAAGGGCTTCGCATAGCGATCCTGAAGCGCCCCAGTCTGCAAGCATTGACACATCAAATGTCCATTGGTCATCGATGTGCTTGTATGCCTTGCCATCAAGGGTTTGATATGTCTCGATGGTTGGTGAGTTTGCGAGTGTTGCGCTTGTTGCCTGCGCATCGTAGTTAGTGCTCGCGATCGTTAGGACTAGATCGCGACCCGTAATGATCGTTGTTGGCACTTTTGCTCCTTAGCTTGTTTGAGTATAGGTCGTAGACACATTGATGTCGGCTGTAAGCATTGTGCTTGCACCGACTTCTAATGGGGTTGGCCGATCTACATTTCCAACCACATATCCCGCAGGTATAGCTGCAAGAATTCCCATGATGAGCTGCTCCAGGTTATCGAGTGATGCTGGATTGCTGTTATATGCCACGATGGCAGTGATAGTGAAGTTCACTTTTACTTTGATGACCGATTTACCGATGAGCTGCTGTTCAAGGTACGGCGATGATGGCACGATGACGATTGCTGGCGGGATTGGAGATTCGGGAACATAGCCGTAGCTTGTAGCCGCTAGTGAATTAAAGGCCGCCGCTAGTGTTGATCGTGTGCCTGCAAGTGTTGATGCGGGCATTTACTGCACCACTGTCTCGACATCAAGGAATGGCATCAATAGTGTGGACACGCGGTTGGTCAAGCTGCGACCCATGCGATATGGCGTGCTGGCAAAGTCCACGCCCTCGATTTGGCCGCCAGCTGCAACGCGGGATTGGAATACTTCAACGCTCACGGCAAGGATTGCGGATTCGATTGCATCGTTGCCTGCATAAATTTGGGCTGCTGAATATCCTGAAAGTGTGGCTGTGCCTGTTGGAATAATGTCGCGCAAAGTCACATCAGCATTTGTAATTGCAGCGGAAAAGTAATAGTTGCCCATCATGGCATCGAGTGATGTGTTGGTCTTTGTCACTGTGACTGTGGCTGTGAATGGGGCAGGAAGCCCGGCCACGATGATGGATTGACCTGTCACAAAGTGATGTGCGCGGGCTGTGTAATAGGTAGCGACATTTGATGTCAGCTTGTATGCATTGACCGCTGAAGTATTTGCCACCAGCATAGGCAGGATTACGGCCTCGCTAGTGTTGATAATTTCGTTCAGATAATCGTTACTGTAAAGGGATTCACTCACGCCCAGCACTGTGCGCAACTGTGAGGCTGTGACGATGCTGGGCATGAGTGTTCCTTTCGTTCGGCTCGGCCACCACGGGAGCGCAGTGGCCGATGATTAGATTGGGCGATTAAGCCTTGTTATTCTTGAACGCGCCTGCACCGATCTTGGTTGCAATTGCGCCGTAGCCGTACATCATCACGCTGATTTGACCTGTAGCGATGACATCTGCACGAAGCTGATAAGTAGGTGATTCATACCATGTGTAGGCATCAGGATTGATGACAAGGATTGAACCATCTGTGTCAGTAGTTGCAGCTGTGTTTGCTGTGACATAGAGATCAAGGCCTGCGACATTGCCGCGGACTGAATCAGGGCGAACTACACCGCCAGCGTTTGATGGCTGTGATGCGTTATAGATTGGACGGCCAGCGTCGTTTAGTGTCATGAGGTTGCTCCACTGGGATGTATTCACTACAAGGTTACGAGCGAATCCCTGTGTGCCTGAATAAACTGATGCAGCACCGCGAGCGATGATGCCTAGCAATTCGGCAGCTGTTGGATATGTTGCGACTGTAGTGGCATCAGCTGTAGCACCTGAAACTAGCGCCGCATTTACAGCGGTGTCAGTAACTTTTGCATATTGTGCTGCCATGTTGCGCATCAATTCATCAATGAAGAGTGGTGATGAGCGGTCAAAAAGTTCGACTGAGAATGTCTGAGAACCGCTGTACTTCTTAACGCTTACGCTAAGAAATTCAGAAGTTTGGTCTGTATCTGCAACTGCGCCTGCTTCTGCTTCTTCAGTCACCGCTGGAAGCTGTGTGATCTTAGGAATCTCGAAAGACATACCAGCATCAGGCAAAGTGCCACGGCTGATTGCATCAATGTTTGAGCGGGTTGCGTTTGCAAGCCCGTTGATTACAGTAGTGAGCTGGCGTGTTGGTACGAGACCAGCATTGTCTGTGGTATCTGCGGCAGCTGCGATGTATGAGCGCGCTTCTTCAGAACCGAGTGCTGCCTTGATTGACATCTCCAAATGCTTTGGAGCTGAAAAGTCCAGGCGTGGCTTTGTGTATCCAACTGCTGTGGCAGCGGCTGTGATTGACTTTGCGGCTTCGACCGACTCTACGGCATCCGCGTTTGTGACGGTGTTATCCACTTCGTCTCCTTCTGTTGTTGTTGGTTCTTCTGCATCCTCGGTGGATTCAGAAACTTCATCGCCTTCAGTAGCGGCTACGCGCTCCACGCGTGCTGCATCAAAAGCGGGGTTATGTGTGAGTGCAACGCCTACGAGCTGCGCCGCGCTTACTACCATCGTGCCATCTTCGTTATATGCAAATTCTGTGGCTTCTGCTTCAACGCTGAATCCATCGCGCAGTCCATCCATCGCTTCGACAAGTGCATCAGTGCCTGCGGATGTTTGGCTAATCTTAAAAGTTGCGTTCATGCCTGATGCATCTGCGCTCATGTCGATGCTGCGACCGATTGGGCGTGCAGAATCATGCTCCAGGTTTAGCTTGACTGATGCAGGTTGAATCGATCCTGCCTGGAATAAGACTTTTCCAGTTGATGCATTTGCAGCTACATTGAAGGCCACGATTTGCCCAGTGATGGTGCGTGACTCCGAATCGGCGGCAGTGATGCGCATAGGTGTAGTGATTTTCATAGGAGCAAGTCCTCTTCCTCTCTGATTTCCTCGATGCTCATTGCACCGATGCGATTGAGAATTTCATAAACCTGCGCACGCTCCAAAGGATTGCCACGCAAGAAATCATCTACATCAAAGCGGACATCTGTGCCTGCTGGCACGAAATCCGCAAAGCTCATTCTCTGTTCAATTACTGTCATGTAATTTCTGAAAGCAAAGTCCACAAGATCGCGGCGCTTATCCAGGGCATTGCTATATGTAAAGGTTGATTGCTGTGCATCCACAAAGTACGCAGGCACGCCAGTGGCGCGGGCGAATTCAAGAGCGACATAGTTGCGGGCTTCATTGAGCTGAATTGATTTAGGGTCAAAGCCCAAAGTCTCGATGCTCACATCAGCATTAAGGAACGCTGTCGATTTATTAGATCGTGCAGTGCGCCATGAATTCAGTAACTTTGCAACGCGGTCGGCCGGAAACGATGTGCCATTTGACTTGAGAATCATTTGCGGGATTGGCTCATTTGCAAAGTTCATTGCAGACTTTTCAAGTGCTGCAGCTGCTTTAATTGTGCGACCTGCACGCGCAAGTAATCCTTCAGATTCTCCAGCGAATACCACTAGGAAATTTGGATCGACATAAACGCCATCGATTAAATACGCAGTGACTTCTGTGCCATTCTGATTTGTTTGGATTGATACGCGTTCAGGAGCGATGCGCTCCATAGCGCGAATTCTTCCTGTATCAGCATATCTATCTGTCACCCTGGCATACGCAGTCGGATGGAAGAACAAATCTGAAATCATCCACGCCCAAAATACTGAACCAGCAATGCGGGTGTCAGGTTGGTTAATCACACGCGGGCTTTGCACCTTTTCGCCCGTTGCGATATTGCGGCAGTGCATCGGTAGCGATGCAACTGTTTGGATGATGCCCAGGGATCGTGCAATTGTTGGCACTGTCATAGCTTCAGCTCTTGATGCCGCTGTTCCTGTTATCGCAAAGAATGGCGATGCTTCAGGATAAAGCGGTGCGAGTGAAGCATCAATGTCATTCGTTCCAGCTGTGACGGCAACTGGACGAACTGGCACGAACGCATCAAAGAAACCCATGCGCTTATTCTAAATTCGGCGTACCAACTAACCCACCATGATGTCAAGGTCTGTCTCTGGGCGTGTCGCGAAGTGGGTGCATAAAGCTGTGGCCACACTGGCACACACCGCCGACTGGCTCGCCCTTCTGCCGATAACCCAGCCGCCATCACCTCTACGCAACTGAACGGCCGAAAGCATTTGAGCGGTCAGCTCTTTATTCGGCCTATATCGCAAGCGCCTGGAATTGATAGCGCCCAGCATCTCATCACAAGCCTGCGGGTAGACCGCATCCATGTCGAAGATTGGAATACCAGCGGGTGCAAGGCGGGCAGCGACCGCGCCCGATGTACGCCGCGAATAAAGCACATTCTCCAGCTGATACTTTCGGGCATAGACTGCCAAATCGTTGGCGATAGCTTTGTCATCGAGCTGCAACTGATTTTCCCAGGTATGTAACAATTTGATACCAAAGTTATCATCGCCTAAGCGCTGTGCGCCAACCAGCGCCCCAAATTTTCTGTCAGGCGATAGGTCGATGGCCAGCCAGGTGGTGCGCTCTTCATCAAGGTCGAATTCAGGATCACTACATTCAGCCCACTTATTTGAGTCCACGCAGAAGCCTCAAAGGAACTCGAAGAGGCTGAACAGGTCTCAAATCGGCTGCAATCGGTTTTGGGTAGGGATACAGAACCCCTGTATGGCCATCCAACGCCTAGAATCCACACGCCGCTGAATGATTTGCCTAGTCGCGGGCTTGAACTGGTGGACTTGGCTAGTGAACTTGAGATCGAACTCATGGACTGGCAAAAATTCTTCATCGAACACAGCCACAAAGTATTGCCAAATGGCAGGTGGGCAAGCCCCGTCAATACCTGCGTTGTAGCCAGGCAGAATGGCAAAAGTTTTTTGATGCAGCTGCGAATCCTGGGCGGCCTTTTCCTATGGGAAGAATCCTTGCAAATCGGGTCGGCTCATCGCCTATCTACATCGCTGGAGCAGTTCAGGCAGCTTGTGCAGCTCATCGAATCGAGCGATTACCTGGCAAAGCAAGTCAAGCGAATTAGGTGGAGTCACGGCTCTGAAGAAATCGAGACAAATCTGAACACACGCTTC